CTATCCCCGCTGAATTGCAAGGCCCATATGACTGCTATGGTCACACGGCATAAACCAAACGGGGGCTTCGGCCCCTACATTTTCAGAAGCACAGCTTCGCCATAAAGGAATATAATATGAAGACCACCGCACACATTTATGAATACCTTGAAGGTTCAGACGACCCACGCGCCATTGAAGGCGGTGGTGGTTCCAAGTGGCGCTTGATAGAAACTCGCACTGCATCACTTTGGTTGCTTCGCGCCTACGTTGAGGCGCTGACAAACCGCTATAACGAACAGTATAAACTGCAAATTATTTCGGGGGGTGCAGCATGACACCCCGCGAAAAAAACCTGACCATCATTGACCACATCGCATCCGATTATGGATATGATAGGCACGACATTCTTGGGCCACGACGGTTCAAGGTGCTGGTCGAAATACGTTACGAATGTATAAAGTTTTTCCGTGAACAGGGGTTCAGCACACCAGAAATCGGTCGCATCATGAAGCGCGACCACAGCACCATTGTTCATGCATTACAGAAGATGGCAAAAATGGAAGCCGCAGAATGAAACCATCAGACCTAAAGACAGCAAGAAATTATCTTGGCTACAGCCTGAACGACATGGCCGACGCATTGCGCCTGTCGCCAACAACAGGCGCGACCACGCTTCGCAAGATGGAAGCTGGCAAGGTAAACATCACGGGGCCGATTTCCGTTGCCGTCGATGCTATGCTAAAAGGATACGACCCCTTTGAAGACGAAAACGATGATGACTGCCACGGAATATATGACCGACCTGATACGCTATAAGGGAAGCGCGGTTAAGGATAAGGCGGCACTGCTTGCCAAATGGCGCAAGCATGAATGGTCGAGCGATGCAATGCGGCAATGGGCCAACTGGCAATGGAAGGAATTTGTCGGATAATTATGCGGCAGTTGCCAAAATGATAAGGGTTGTATAATTAGGGGCAATGAGCAACCCCGAAATCAAACTGACCGCAAAGCAGGAAGCATTCTGCCAAGCCATTGCCGATGGCAAAGACCAAGCCACTGCATACCGCACAGCTTATGATGCCGAAAACATGAAGGATGAAAGCGTTTATCCTCAAGCATCAAAGCTGATGAAAAACCCCAAGATTGCAACAAGGGTGTCGGAACTAAAGGCGAAGACCGCAGAACAGCAGCTATGGACACGCGAAATGTCCGTGATAAGCCTTATCAGGGCTTATGAAATGGCAACGATAGAAAAGTCGGCATCAGGCATGACAGGGGCCGTGAAAGAACTAAACATCATGCACGGCTTTAACCAGCCGACCAAAGTTTCGGTCGATTTGCAGTTTAAGCCCATCACGGACGAAGATTGGCTTTGAAGTTTACCGAAAGCCAGCGCGACTTTGTATTTAGCCAAGAGCCATTCCCCGCCTTTGTTGGTGGCTTTGGTTCTGGGAAGACGGCTGCTGGCATTGCCCGTATCATGCGGCTCAAACGATACTGCCCTTATCAGGATGTGGCATATTATCTGCCGACCTATCCGCTGATTGAAGACATCGCATTCCAACGCTTCCCTGCCCTCTTTGAAAAGAACGGCATTCCATACAAGCTGAACCAACAAAAGGCAGTGATGGAAACGGAACTGGGTCGCATCATCTTTCGCAACATGGAACAACCCGACCGCATCGTCGGTTACGAAGTGGCGCACAGCCATGTGGACGAACTGGATACACTTCCCACCGACAAGGCCCGTGCGGTGTGGAACAAGATTATTGCCCGTAACCGCCAAAAGGCATTCACGGTATCTGGCAAGCCTGTGAAGAACACAGTGAGCGTCGGCACAACACCTGAAGGCTTCCGCTTTGTTTATGACCGATGGGTCAAAAATTCGGCTGAAGGCTATGCGCTTTACAAAGCGAAGACATCCGACAACGCAGCCAATCTGCCTGAAGATTATATCAAGAACCTACAGAACAGTTATACGGCAAACCTATTGGCCGCATATTTGGATGGCGAATTTGTCAACCTGACCGCTGGCAGCATATACCCAGAGTTTGACCGAAAGCTGAACATCACGTTTGCGACCATTGAACAGCGCGAACCGCTCCACATCGGTGTTGACTTTAACGTCAACAATATGAGCGCCGTCGTGTGCGTGATACGGAACAACGACCCGCTGGCACTGGATGAATTGTCAGGTGTGCGCGATACGCCAACGCTGATACGCATATTGCAGGAGCGATACGCTGGTCACCAAATCACGGTTTACCCAGACGCATCGGGTGGCGCGACCAAGAGCGTCAACGCCAGCTTGTCAGATTTGACGCTGCTTCGTTCGGCTGGTTTCACGGTGTTGGCAAATAGTAAAAACCCTGCGGTCAAAGATAGGCTGATGGCGGTGAACCAGATGATTTACAGCCAAGGCAAGCGTCGGCTGTTGGTCAACCCTGACAAATGCCCGAATGTCATTGAAGGTCTGGAGCGCCAAGCATACGCCAAAAATGGTGAGCCAGATAAATCAAGCGGCTTTGACCATCTGAATGATGCTATCGGCTATTTTATTGCATATAAATATGCTATCGGTAGAGGAACGGTATCCTTTGCTCAAATTTCTGGGGTGTAAATGTCTGTCTCCAACACCAACACCGAATATGACGCCAACCGCTTTAAGTGGAAGCGTTGCCGCGATGTCATCGCTGGGCGTGACGCTCTAATCCAGAACTATGTCAGCAATACGCGATACACTGGAAGCCTTTACAACCCATCGTTCGACACGAACAACTATCTGCCACGGCTGACAGGCCAGACGGATGTGGAATATATCACTTATCAAGAACGGGCTGGCTTCTTCAACGCAAGCGCACGGACGCTCGACGCCTTCACGGGCATGATATTTGCCAAAGACCCTGTTTTCAAGCTGCCCACCGCCATTGAGCCTTATGCCGAAGACATCACGCTTGCTGGCGACAATCTGCGCGAATTTAGCGAACAGGTCGTGGAGCAACAGATTGCTGTGGGTCGCGTCGGCATCATGGTCGATTATCCTGCCAATGCACCGACCAACATCACGATTGCCGCTGCCGAAGCATTAAACATCCGCCCATTCTTGCGGTATTACACTGCCGAAAGCATTATCAACTGGCGCGTCAGCTACATCAACGGCGCACAGGTGCTGACGCTTGTGGTGCTAAAAGAAACTGTCGATGTGCAGGAAGACGAATTTACCACCAATCAGGTAACGCAGTATCGCGTCCTTGACCTGACGGAGCAAGGCTATCGCGTTCGCGTGATGACCGAAGACAACGAACTGAAAAGCGAAGTCCTGCCAACACGAAACGGCAGCACATTGCGTTACATCCCGTTCGTCATCCTTGGTGCAAACAGCGCGACTGCTACAGTGCAGAAGCCGCCATTGCTTGACTTGGTAGACACGAACCTTGGTCACTATCGCAACAGCGCCGATTATGAACATGGCTTGCACTTCACTGGATTGCCAACCCCATATGTTGCGGGTGTGCAGCTTCCTGAAGGCGCAACGCTTTCGGTCGGCTCAATGAGCGCGTGGATATTCCCTGACCCTGCCGCCAACGCTGGTTATCTCGAATTTAAGGGCGATGGCCTGAAGACATTGCGCGAAGCCCTGAAGGACAAAGAGCAACGCATGGCAGTGCTTGGCGCACGGATGCTGGCCGACGATAAACGCACCGCTGAAGCCTTTGGCACGGTCGAATTGAAGACGGCTGGCGAACGGTCAGTGCTTGCGTCAATCAGCCGTTCTGCATCGGACGCTATCACCCGCGCATTGAACTGGATGGCCGAATGGGTTGGCGCACCACAGGACGTAGAATTTAGCCTGAACACCGACTTCGGTGCTGCACGGATGGCTCCGCAGATGGTCACAGCATTGCTTGGCGCATACCAAGGCGATGCAATGCCGCTGTCCGTCCTGTTCGAGAATTTCCAGCGCGGCGAACTTATTTCGCCTGACATGGAGTTTGAAGAATACGAAGCGCAGTTGGCCGACGCTGGCCCAAGCTTTGATGAAGAAGTGCCTGACGTTTCTGATGAAGTCGCGCCTGACAACAGCTTGCTTGACAACATCCGCAGCCGTTTGGGGCTTTAAGAATGGCTATCAGCGAGGAAATCATTGCCTCGCTAGTGGAGGC